GCTATATTACTGCCGAGTTTGCCTTTTGCTACAGCTCCATCTGCTTGCATTCTGAATTCAACATTTGGATCGTCTAAAACGATAGCATTGATGTCATCAGCTGCAATAGAAGTGTTGTAAGATTGGGCAAAAGTAGTTTGTTTAGTATTAGGGTCTGTATAAGTACACCCTAAAAAGATACCTACAGGTGTGAGTGTTGTAGTACCAGTGTCTTTCGCCACTGTTACAACGCCTCCTGCTGTCACTAGTTTCACAAAATCACCATAAAAGATGCTTGTTCCTTCTGCTGATTTTATTGGAATATATCTTGTCTTTCCACTAAATGATCCACTAGCTGAAGTAGTACCTACAGGCTCTGCACCCATTGGGGTTGCTTTAGTAGCCATAATTTACTCCTTGGTTAATGTTTACCGAATGTAGTCCTTGACTGCCTATGCGGTTCTAGCATTGGCATTCTAGGATCACTTTCTCTAAGATAATTATTATCTATAGACTCAACTTGCTGAGTGGCTAACTTGTCATAGTATTCTTGCCTTGCTTTCACAGTTTCAGCAGGTGCTTTACATAATAATAGACCACCTATTTCAATACATCCGTCAGATGCCCATCTTGAATCTTGATCACACATGATCTTTAATTCAGGATGATCTTCTGCTTTAGCGGCTTCCCATCCTTCCCTAAATCTATAAGAGACGTTAGGGTTGTCTGATTGTCCGACTACAGCAGTTCTAACCCATCTGAATACCCAACCATCTTGAGGTTTGGGATCAGGAAGAACTGATGGTGGTTGCCACGCTTGAGTTCGCTGCGTGTTTGCTCTTTGATCATTCCCACGAGCTTCTCGTGGAGTGCGGCTATCACCTGCATCTTCTGTGGCTTCGAGCACTTCTGCTTCAATTTGACTTTGGTCTTTTTCGTTAATGTCTTTTTTTGTCATTATCTTGTTTCCTTTATAAGTTCAGCCGCATATTGTTCAGGTGTAATACCAAGTTTCCTAGCGAGAGAAACTTGAGTAGCAGTTAGTTTGACCTTATTAGGTCTTGCTCCGTTATTTCTAGTCGCAGGAGCTACCACGTTAGGTGGTGTTTGTTGCGACTTGCGAGTCTCTTCAGGCTCTGCTACCTCCTGATTAGATTCCTCGATGTCAAATTCTTGAGGAAATACTTCCCTCATTCTTTGATCAACACGATCATAATACTCTTTTGATGTGGGATCAACATTTTCTTTTACAAGTTTAGCGTGAACTCCATATGCAAAATTTGTCATTTCTTCATCTGCACCAAACCATTGATTATTTTCTGCCCAAGCAACTGCTTTTTCATCAGGCTTTGGAACTTCCAAAGGTTGTTGTTGTTGAACAGGTTCTTGAGGTTGATTATTTTGTTCTTCTCTTAGAACTTCATTAGCTAAATGTTGCGGTAAGTATTCTGCTTGTTGGCTTGCAAGTGTTGCTTCCGTAAGGATTTGTTGAGCTTTTGCAATCGCATCAGCGTCACCATCTTCGTAGGCTTTCTTGTAGTTTTGCGTAGCGGCTTGTTTCGCAAACTCTGCCTTTTGTTTTGCTTGTTTAACAAGTTCTTGTTGTCCTGTACCAAGAAGTTTATTGAGCCTTTCGTTTTCAGTAGAAGCTCTTTTAGCATAATTAACAGCTTCATCCCTGAGGCGTTCTGCTTTTTCTTTTTGTCTTCTTTCTTCATGGTAATCATACTTTAATTTCTTAATTCTTTTATTAGCACTTTCTGATAAATCTGATATCTCTTCTGAATTATCATCTGCTGATTTTTTTTTAGGAGGTTTTCTATCCTCTACAGGTCTATCATCAACAACTTCTATTTCGATATTAGATTCTTTATCTATACCTACTGAAGATTTAAGACCAAAAAATTTATCTTCTGAAGAAGTATCTGTTTCAGGTACATTTTCAAAATTTTCTGTTTCGTTTGTTTGTGTTTCAGTCATACTCTTTCTATGCCTCTAGGATCTTGAACAACTGCTTCTACGTTGTCATCGTTAATAATTCTAAATTCTTTTCCGTGTATTTTTAATCTAGTTCCTGTAAAGGCACGAAAAACAACCCAATCTCCTTCCTTACACCACGCAGACGAAAATTTCTTTTTGTCATCGTAGCATTCTTCTCCCATTTTCAATACAAAACCTACAACAGTAGCTATCTCTTCCGAGTGCATCATATCATCAGGTTTGTATATACCACCTTGTGTTTTTGAAGAAACATCAGGTAGTGCAATAAGAATTCTGTAACCTTTCGGTTCAGGTAACTGAGAAGCTGTAGCTTCTTCGGATTTTTTAAGTAATGCTTCTTTAGCATCATCTGCTTTAGTTTTTAGTTTGTTATGAATCTCTTCACTAACATACGCTTCATTAATATCAGGAGTGTCAGGATCATCGCCAATAAATTTACCTTTATCATCCCTAGCTCTAATTTTGTTTGATACTCGATTATCTTTAACTTTCATTTAGTCCTCCATAAATCTTCTTTCTATGTCAACAATTTCTCTTTCAGCTATAGATAATCCTTTAATAATTCCTATTAAATGAGAATAGTCAGAGTAATCTTTTGCAGTTCCCTCCAATAGATTTTCTTCAATCTGAGTTTTTTCTTCTTGAATCTTTTTTCTCAAAAGACTGAACTGTGTTTCTGCCATTCTTCTCCCTCAGATATAGCTAGTCTGAGTCTTTGTTTTCAGTTGTTATACGAATATCAATTTCTTGAGATTCAGGTATATTTGCTGTTAAGGATATATTTGAACTTGCACATCCTGTCACAACAAATAAACTTAAAACTGTTAATACTATGTATTTCATTGTTAACCTATACTTATATTAATATAATTATTAAACCTATAAAATCAATAACACAAGAATTATTTATATATTCCTAAAAGAATATTTACACAGTTCTTGATTTACCTTTATGCAATCCGTGTCTTGCATGTTGTTTGCCTGCTTTAGTTGCGGCTCTTTTCTTCTTATTTGCTCTTGCTAACTTACTTCTACCTTTTGATGTAGATTTTAATCTATCTATGGTTTTTTTAGGAGCATATACCTCTCCTGTTTCAGAAGATTTTTTACCGCTAGGTGTTGTCCATTTTTGTTTAGTCCAATTTTTTAAAGACTTTTGAGATTTTTTTAAAGTCATGATTTATAACCACCACCTGCTTTTTTATATCTAGAGGCTAATAGTTGTGCTTTTCTAGCAGACCATTGACCTGCTTTGCCACCTTTAGTTCCTGCTTTAATAGAATTAAAAAGTCTTTTTCTCATTGTTGGTTTAGTATAATTACCTGCTTTATTAACAGTAGATTTTTTTTTAGTCATTGTTTCCTCTTTTTTAATATTTAATCATATTTTTTTTAGAAACTCAATCTTCATTGTAAAGGTTATTAAATGTTATGTTAGGATCAGTATAACTTTCATGCTCTTCGCTACTATGTATTTCTTGACTAGGCATAAAATCAGGAGCTCCTTCTCCTGTAACCCACAATGCAGGATTAGTAACTCTTACTCTATTGTTAGGTAAAGCAACTAAATTACCCTTCCATTGACCTTCAGTTAAATATAATAAATGACTTTGTTTGTGTTGATCAGGACTATCTGCAATATCATGCTCTGTATAATCAACAGTAAAAATATATTTAGCTGTATAAAATTCACCATCTATTTTTGCATACCAAGGTGATGATGATGCTCTATCTATTGATATAACTGAGTGATGATGAGACATACAATCCCAAGGTTGACACAAATGATTTGGCATTCTTTCTGGCCAGTTTTCTACAGGTACGTCTGCCATCATTCCTTGAATTGGCATTCGAGCCCACATAGCACCGCCATGAACATTATCTTCCTGATCTTCACAACCTGTAAATATAACTTGAAATGATAGCGATCTATCAGGAATACAATTAACTGCTACAGCTAATCCATGAATAAATTCTCCATGATATCTTTCGTGACTAGCTGTAAATTCTTTTCTTACCCATACCTTAAAGTATGGAATATTGGATATTAAATAAGACATAAAACCTCCCTTAGTTTAGTTATCTTTTTCCGCCTCTTTTTTTACCTTTTACAGTTTTACCCATACGCATACGAGTTTTGCCTTTTACAGTTTTACCCATGCTCATACGAGTTTTACCTTTAACAGTTTTACCCTTTTTCATACGAGTTTTTCCTTTAGTTGTTTTCATGATTTTTTCTCCTTTTTACCATTTTACTTTTACTACCATTTAGTACGATTTGCCCAATATGCCGCAGAACATCTACCTTTAGCAATATTTTTAGCGTGTCTAGCTTTAAAAGATTTACGTCTTGCTTTTTCTGATTTGCTTTTTGGATTTTTTCCTGCACCTGAAACACCTTGTTGACCAAATCTAATTGTTTTTATACTTCCATCTTCACATTTAGCAACAACAACATGAGACTTTGTAGGGTGATTAGGAGTTCTTTTTGGTTTATTATAACCAGAAACTCCAACCCTTGCTAGTCTTGGATCTTTTTTTGCCATTATAATTTAGAGCCTTTTTTTGCAAGCTCAACTTGTTTTTGAATTTCTATTGCTAATTTAATTCCATCAGCAAATCCTTTTTCATCAATATCTACTTCTTGCATTTCAGCTTCAAGAAGTGCTTCACCAATACGAACACCAAGCTCTGTTCCTGATATTTTTTCTTTTGATTGAAGTTTAACCATTTCTTTAATAACGTCAGCTTTAAGTTTTTCTCTATTAAGCATTGCTTTTTCTCTATCTGCCATAGCCTTACGTTGTGATTCACCTTGTTGAATATCAAGCTCTCTATTTCTTTGTTGTATAATAGGATCTTCCATTTGCTCTTGAATTTTTTGTTGTTGTGCCTCTTGTCTTTTACGAAGAGATAATTTATCAGCCGCTGATGCAACAAGTTCTGCCAATCTTTTTTCAATGTCAGGTGGTAATTGTTCTCCAATAGGAGGTAAAGGTGAACCCATTTCAATTTCAATATCTTTTCTATATTGAAAGGCTAAATGTTCTCTAATGTGTGCTTCAGTTGCCATCATTATTCCTTGTGCTGAAGGACTTTCTTCTACCAACTGTTGTATTTCAGGGTCTTCCATGCCTGCCATATGGACTGCAATGTGTGCTTCATGGTCTTGATATTCAAATGCTTTAACAGGAACAATATTAACTAAGTTCATATTTTCTTGTACAGGATCAGCAGGTTTAATATCTTGTCTATCAGGAATAACTTTGTCTACATTTTCAATACCTAAAACTTCTAACATTTGTCTGTGTAGTTCAGGCATGTCATACATCTCAGGTGCTTGTTGTGCTAACTGAAGTGCGGCTTGATACTGCATAATTCTTTGAGACATTGTTGCGGCATTTGGATTACTTACAGGAATTACATCTACTCTTCCATCAAAGTCTTTTGCCTTAATAAATTCATCAGGTTCTTCTGCATAAGGATAACTAGGAGAAGTAAATTTAGAAATAATTCCACTTAAAATATTAAATTCTTTATGCATAGATGCGTGAAGTCTAGCTTGAATAGCACTCATAACTTTCATAGATCTTTCCATGATTGCTAAAGTTGTTCCAACAGGTGCATCATTATTCATATCATTTACTTTTAAATCACCTAAACTTGCAAACCTTCTTCCTTCTTCAACTACAGTTGTTAACAAAGTATACAATGTTGCACTTGGTTCTTTATAAGGTAAAAACTGTATGTTTTCTCCAATAGACCCACCTGGTACATCTACATCTCTAAACTCACCTGGCATAATAGGTGTATCATCGCCTTTAATTCTAAGACCTCTAGTCTTAAGACCACCTGGCAAATTAGATAATGTTCCTGCATCAATTAATTGACGAAGTAATGAAGTTGCTGATCTGCTTAAACCACCGATCATATGAATTAATCCAAAACCATAAAAACCAATACCTGGTAAATATTGATAATGAACAAAGTGTTGTCTTCTTAATTTTTTAGGATCATCTTCTTCATAGTTTCTTCTTATTGAAAGAATTTTTCTGCTAGATTTATCTACTGTTACAATATAAGGAAGAGCAATACCTGTTGGCTCTCCATTATTCATATCTTCAAAACCTTCTAAATCAAGATCAACTTGCATTTCCAAAAGAGTGTAACGATTATCATTGTCGTAACTTGTATCACTTTCGCCTGTAAGTTTATTATATTTGTCACTTATTTCAGTCATGTCAGGAGAAGGAGAAGGTAATTCACAATCTATAAAAAATCCTGAATACATTAATTTTTTTATTTCGTTTTCAGTTTTTTTCATTACATGAGTTGCTCTTTCACAAGTAAGTAAATCACTAGCACCATAACTAACTACAAAATCTTCAGCAGGTACAAATATAGAGCAAGGTCTATCCATGTTAGGATCAAAGTAAACTTTTCTAAAAGCTGATCCTGCTAAAGGTAATGAAAATAATAATTTTTCTGTTTCAGTTCTGTATTCAACCATCTTTTCTGTTAAAAGATAATTCATATACTCCTGTATTCTATGGGATTGTTTTTCTTTTTCATCATCAATAACCCCTACAATTTTTGTTTTTACAGGTCCTTCAGCAGGAAATATTTCTGATATTGCTTGTGATTGAAATTTAATTACTGCCTCTGAAAGTAATGGATGAAAAACACCGCAAGCACCTGGCCAGGGTTCTGTTCTTTCGTCTATTGTTAACCCTAGTTGATCTAGTCCTGTTATGTATGTATTTTCCCAATCAGACCTAGATTCTCTATCTGCATTGAAAAGACCTACAAGTTCTGATCCTAATGCATCTAAATCTGAATCATCCATAAGTTCAGCTAAATTTTCTCCGAACCCTGCTTCTAATCCTGAAGGTAAATCTTCAAGATTTATTATCATACCTCCATCACTTTCCTGTAAAGGTTTTTCTATTTCTATTTCAATTTCAGTTGCTACTCCGTTTAAAGGAATTTCAATCGAATCAGGATCAATGGGAGTAAGTGGTTTTTCTATAGCCATTAGTAATACTGTGCCTTCCTTCTTTCGTTGTATGGTTCTTCTTCTTCGTCACTAAATAGACTGATGAAACCACCCTGCCTGAATCTTATCAGAGCTTGTGTACTACTGTCAACAAGGTCATCATGAGAGGCATTTGGAAAAGATGCAAACTCTTCAATTACTTCTTCTCCCCATCTTGTTTCAGGACACCATACAACACCTGATGCAAATAAATCAGCAACAGCATTTACACGAGCTATTTTATCATTGCCTCTAGTAGGAGTGTATTCTGATACAGGAACACCTGCTGCACGAAGTTCAAATATCAAAGGCATACCTGCGGCTTTTCCTTCAATTATACAAGCATCAGGTTGATATGTTTTATACATTTCCATAGCCTTTGTTTTTAGTTCAGGAAATTCTAAACGATCTTTAAATGCATCTAGTAAAATTAATTGAGGAGTGTTTCTTCCATCAAACTCATCTTCTGCATAAAAAACTCCCCATGTAGTACATGCTGAATAATCAGCTCTTTGATGCTTTAAAAACGCAGTATCCCATGACTGTATGATAAACTCACAATGAGGTGGGTATTCTTCTTCCCATGTTCTCCACCATTCTCTTTTTACTAAAGCACCTTCTTCTGAAGTAGGGTCTTGTTGATATTGAGCAGACCATTTAGAAACAGGTAGTTCAGCTTTTAATGCCTCAAGTTCTTTTAACTTCCAAAACTCTGGCCAGAGTGGATTACCTGAAGGCATAATTGCAGGAAGTTCAATTACTTTCCATTCATCTGCACCACCACGTTTAATGCTTGAGTCAATAATTTGTCCTGTTAAATCTCTATTATGCCATCGTGTCATAACAATAACTATAGCTCCACCAGGTTGTAATCTTTGTCTAGGACCTGAGGTATACCATTCATATGTTTTATTAAAGACATCAGCATCTGCGGAAGCACCTTCTTGTTCGGAATGAGGATCATCAATAATTAAAAGATCAGCACCTTTACCTGTAACAGCACCACCAACACCAATCGCAAAGTATTCACCTTTTTTATTTGTATTCCATCTACCTGCAGCCTTACTGTCTGCTTGTAACTTTACTTCACCAAATATATCTTGAAAGTCTTTATCTCCAACTAAGTTTCTTACCTTACGACCAAAACCTACAGCAAGTTCTGCTGTGTGTGCTGTTTGAATAACTTTCTTATCAGGAAAATTTCCTAAGAACCAAGCAGGTAAAAGATAACTAGCAAACTCAGATTTTGTATGTCTAGGAGGCATGTTTATTATTA